TGGTGCGTTCGGTCTTCGTCCCGTGGGGACGGTCGGCCAGAACGCGAACACCGGTGGTCTGACCGAGTATCGCATCGCGTCTGGCAACACCAACAAGATCTATCAGGGCTCGCCCGTCATCCCGCTCGCCGCCGGTGTCATCGACATCGTGGGCGCAGCTGCTGGCGGCACCGTTGGTCTTCTCGGTGTGTTCTGGGGCTGCGAGTACGTGTCGTCCACCACGGGCAAGAAAGTCTGGTCGAACAAGTGGCCGGGGTCGGGCGCTGACTCGAACTACCCCGTCAAGGCGTTCGTCTACGACGACCCGATGCAGACGTTTGTCATCGCAACGGGTAACCTGAACACCTCGTGGGACACCGAAGCTGAGCTTCGGGCGGCGATCTTCTCGAACGCCAACTTCGCCACCGCCACCACCGGTGACGACACCACGGGCCTGTCGGCTGGCGTCCTCGACGTCCAGACCATCGCCACCACCAACACTCTGAACCTCCGTATCATGGGCATCCAAGAGGATCCCGAGAACTCGGACTTCACCGTTGCTGGTATCCCCGTGATTGTTCGCCTGAACAACCACTTCAACTCGCCGAACGGCGCCATCGCTGGCGGTACCGTTTCGACGACCGGCGTGTAAGGAGGGCTGACTGATGGCAATCTCGCGCGCACAGCTTGCGAAAGAGCTCGAGCCGGGCCTCAACGCCCTGTTCGGAATGGAGTACGGCCGGTACGAAAACCAGCACTCCGAGATCTACGTCACCGAAACCTCGGACCGCGCGTTCGAAGAAGAAGTGATGCTCGGTGGGTTTGGTGCAGCGCCGACCAAGTCGGAAGGTTCTGCGATCTCGTTCGACGACGCGAACGAGGCGTACACCGCTCGGTACAACCACGAGACCGTCGCACTGGCCTTCTCGATCACCGAGGAAGCCGTGGAGGACAACCTCTACGACCGCCTTGGCAGTCGTTACACGAAGGCCCTCGCACGTTCGATGGCACACACCAAGCAGGTCAAAGCGGCCGCCGTCCTGAACAATGCGTTCACGGGTGGTGCTACCGCAGGTGGCGACGGTAAGGCTCTGGCCGCAACCGATCACCCCCTCCTGTCGGGTGGCACGTTCTCGAACCGTCCGACCGTCGCGTCGGACCTCAACGAGACCTCGCTGGAAGATGCTCTCATCTCCATCGCTGGCTTCGTTGACGAGCGTGGTCTCAAGGTTGCCCTTCGCGGCATGAAGCTCATCATCCCGCGTCAGCTGCAGTTCGTGGCTGAGCGTTTGATGGTTTCGAACCTCCGCGTTGGCACCGCCGACAACGACGTGAACGCGCTGAAATCCATGGGCATGCTGCCCGAGGGTTATGCGGTCAACGACTTCCTCACGGACCCCGATGCTTGGTTCGTGAAGACGGACGCACCGCGCGGCTTCGTTCACTTCGAGCGGGTGCGCATGACCACCGGCATGGAGAACGACTTCGATACCGGGAACATGCGCTTCAAGGCTCGTGAGCGGTTCTCGTTTGGCTTCTCCGACCCGCGTTGCGTGTTCGCTTCGCCGGGCGCAGCCTAACCAAAAGGACCTAGGTCCGGTGAGCCCCCGCTTCGGCGGGGGCTTTTCTTTTGCGCGGCAGAGGGACGTGGGTGTGGACCGCTGGGCAAAGCTCGTGTATCGTTTCCCCATCCCTGACAGCGGCACTCCGCTGACACTAGCCACGACAGGAGATCGACATGGCTAACACGACCTTCTCGGGCCCGGTGCGGTCTGAAAACGGCTTCCAGACCATCACCAAGAATGCCACCACCGGCGCGGTCACCGTCGGCGCAACGCTCGGCGCAGCCACCTCGGTGGACAGCGTCACCGTCGCTGATTTCGTCGCTCTGACGGCGATCACGACCTCGGAGCTTCCGGCCGCAGCTGCGGGCAACGCCGGTCAAGTCCGCCTGATCAGCGACAACGGCGCGGGCGACGACGAGTATTGCCTCGTCATCTCGACCGGCGCAGCTTGGGTCACCGCTGTCGGCGCCGCGCTGTCGTAAGGGGGTGACGAATGTCCCGCTCTGACATTAAAGCAAAGCGCCTGACAGGCACCGGCGCTGTCGGAGTGGGCCGTGCCCGCATCCGGCAACTTCAGGTGCTCGTGTCGAACGTCGGCGCGGGTCGGCTCACCATCACCGACGGCGACGGAGGTGCGACGATCATCGACTTGGATTTCAAGGCCGACGACACGCACTCGGTCAACATCCCGTCTGATGGCATCTTGTCCGTACAAGACCCGTACGTCTCCGCTGCAACGAACGTCACTGCTCTGACGGTCTTCTACAGCTGAGGGCGCCATGGCTTACGAGATCCGATCCATATCTCAGGTCGGCACCTCGGAGCCATTCGAGCTTCAGGTGGCCCGGGGCCAGATCCCGGGCCATCGGTTCGTGTCGCGCATGGCTGCGGTCCCTGCGATGTCGGTCAACACCACCGGCACGGTCTGGGACGTAGACGACACCCTGTACCCGTGGACGGCATGGGACACTCCCGGGACGCTTGCTGTCGCCCGAGTGAACGCTGGGGACGCGAACAAGAACGTCATCATTTCCGGCCTTGATCTGCTGTACAACGAGATCACCGAGACGGTGACCCTGACAGCGGCGACAGGCAACACGACTACCAACAGCTTCTCTCGGATCCTCTCCGCCCGCATGAACGGCACGTCCGTGAACCTAGGAGCGGTGACCATCACCCGAGGCGCGACCACCGTCGCCAAGATAAACACGGGCGTGGGCCAGACGCTCATGGGCGTGTACACGGTCCCGGCAGGTTATACCGCGTACCTGTTTCAGGGCGTAATGACGATCCAGAATGGCGGTGACGCCACTGGGTTCTTCGAGTACCGCGTCCCCGGCGACCGGTTCGTGATCGGCCACACCTTCGAGGTGGCAAGCTCCGAGTACCACTACGGCTTTACCTGCCCTCTGGCTCTTCCTGAGAAGTCGGACATCGACGTCCGCGCGGCTGTCCGGTCGAACAACTCTCGGGTGACGTCTGCGTACGACATGATCCTCATCAAGAACGGAGGCCCGCTCTGATGGCTAAGCGCGCAGACAAGTCCAAGATGGCCTGCAACAAGCCGAGCCGCACTTCGGGCGGCAGCAAGAAATTCGTCGTGAAAGCCTGCCAGAACGGCAAGGAGAAGGTCATTCGGTTTGGGGACCCCAACATGACGATCAAGAAAGACCAACCCGGCCGCCGCAAGTCGTTCCGTGCTCGCCACAAGTGCGACTCCAGCCCCCCGAGCAAGATGACTGCTCGGTATTGGTCCTGCAAAAAATGGTGATGCCATGGGAAACGTTACCTTGACCCCCGAGGAGCTCGAGGCTCTGCTTGATCGATCTGCAAAGAAGGGCGCGAGGGCCGCGCTCGAAGAGCTTGGGCTTCACGACGACAGCGCCGCGAAGGACATTGAGGACATCCGGGAGCTCCTTGCCTCATGGCGAGAGACACGGAAGGCGGTCTGGTCTACCGTGGTCAAGATCGCTACGACCGGCACCCTGCTGTTCATCGCAGGCGCTGTCTGGGTGTCGGTCAAAAGCAACATTTCGGGACAGTGACCATGAACCGTGGTACGATGGCCAAGCAGATAACGGAGGCTCCGATGGCTGGGTGCAAAACCAAAGGCATGAAGATGGGCGGCAAAGTTAAGGCCGGTTACATGAAGGGTGGCTCGGTGAAGTCAAAGGGCTACAAGAAGGGTGGCTCCGTCGATCAGTCGATGTGCAGCCCGCGCAAGCGCATGGCGATGGGCAATGGCTAAGCGGCCGGGCCTCTGGGCCAACATCCACGCAAAGCGCAAGCGCATTGCGGAAGGGTCAGGTGAGCGTATGCGCGAGCCCGGCTCCAAGGGTGCCCCGACCGACGAGGCGATCCGCCGCTCGCAGGGCAAGGGCTACAAGAACGGCGGCTGCGTCATGGCGGGTCGTGGCCCGAAGTATAAGGGCAGCATGTAATGGCAACCTCTGGTTCGCGAGACTTCAACCTCGATGTCGCTGAGCTCATCGAGGAGGCGTATGAGCGGTGTGGGCTTGAGGCCCGCACCGGCTACGACCTGCGCACGGCGCGCCGCTCGCTGAACCTGATGTTCGCGGACTGGGCCAACCGTGGCCTGAACCTGTGGACTGTGACGGAAGCTACGCAGGCGCTGACGGCCGGGACTGCCGAGTACACGCTGGGGGCCGACGTGGTGGACGTTCTGGATGTCGCCCTCCGTCGGAGTGGTACGGACTACGAGCTCAATCGGATCAGTCGGAGCGAGTACCTGAACTTCCCGGACAAGACCTCGACGGGGCGGCCGAGCCAGTTCTTCTTCGACCGGCAGATCCAGCCCAAGTTCGTGCTCTGGCAGACGCCCGACAGCTCGTCCGACACGCTGGTCTACTACTACATCCGCCGGATGGAGGACGCCGACAGTCTGACGAACAACGCCGCTGTGCCCTTCCGTTTCCTGCCCTGTGCGGTGTCCGGTCTGGCATACTATCTGTCGGTGAAGCGGGCCCCGGAGCGCATGCAAATGCTGAAGATGCTCTACGACGAGGACTTCCTGCTCGCCTCGACGGAGGACATCGACCGCGTGCCGCTGAAGCTCGTGCCGGGATTGAGGTGACACATGGCGTTCGCATCGGGGAAGAACTCGTGGGGGATCTCTGACCGCTCCGGGTTCCGTTATCGTCTTCGGGACATGAAGAAAGAGTGGACCGGGGCGCTCGTTGGAAAGGACGAGTTTGAGCCCAAGCATCCGCAGCTGAAGCCGCGCAAGCACCGCCCGGATCCGCAGGCACTCCGCAACCCGCGCCCGGACCGGGTCGAGCCCGTCGTCGTCTATGTCGGCATGTGGTAAGGTCGGCCATCTGGAGGTGAGCACCCCATGACCATGACCTACGGCGAGCTCAAGACGGCCGTACAGGACTTCGTACAGTCCACCGAAACGAGCTTCGTGAACAACCTGCCGCTCTTCATCCGTCTCGCCGAAGAGCGGATCATGAAGAACGTGCGCCTGAACCTGTTTCAGAAGAACGCCTCTGGATCCACGACGGCGGGGAACAAGTACGTTGCTTCTCCGACGGACTTCCTTGCTCCGATCTCCCTGAGCCTGACCATCGGCGGGAAGCAGACGTTCCTGCTCCTGAAGAACGCGGACTTCGTGCAGGAGTACATCCGTGACAGCGAGTCTGGAGAGCCGGTCTACTTCGGTCAGTACGACGTGGACAACCTGATCCTCGCTCCGATTCCCGACAGCGCCTACGCGCTGGAGATGCACTACCTGTACCGCCCCAACAGCTTGACGGTCGGAGGCGACAGCGGGACCACGTGGCTCAGCGAGAACGCCGAAGTTGCTTTGCTTTACGGGACGCTTGTCGAAGCGTATACTTACCTCAAAGGCGATCAGGACCTCATGGTGCTGTACAGCCAACGCTTTGCTGAAGCGCTGCAGCGTCTCAAGAACCTCGGCGAAGGTCTTGAGACAACTGATGAGTATCGCACGGGCAAGCTGATGCGCCCCAAGACCTAAGGAGAGACTGACATGGCCATCACCACCGCGATGTGCTCCAGCTTCAAAGAGGAGCTCCTGAAGGGCGTTCACGACTTCGAGAACGACACCTTCAAGATCGCTCTGTATACGTCGTCCGCGTCTCTCGACGCCTCGACGACCGCATACACGGTCACCAACGAGGTGAGCGGTACGGGGTACACCGCAGGCGGGCAGGACCTCGACAGCCCGACCGTGACGCTCAGCGGGACCACCGCATTCGTCGATTTCGCTGACGAGACGTGGACCACTGCGACCATCACCGCACGCGGCGCGCTGATCTACAACAGCACTGCGGTGGGCAATCCGGCCGTGGCCGTGTTCGACTTCGGCGCGGACAAGACCTCGACGGCGGGCAATTTCGTGGTCCAGTTCCCGACGGCAGACGCCTCGAACGCCGTAATCCGCATCGCGTAAGGGGTAACCCATGTCCGTCATCGCCAACCGCGTGAAAGTAACCGTAGATAGTGCTCCCGGCACCGGGACCATTGATCTTGGTTCTGCGGTGACCGGCTTCCAGTCGTTCGCCGACGGCGGGATCTCTGACGGCGAAGTGGTCAGCTATGTTATCGAAGACGGTAACAAATGGGAGATCGGCACTGGAACCTACACGACGGGAACTCCCAACACCCTGTCCCGGACCGTCATCGAGAGCAGCAACTCGGATTCCGAGATCGACGCATCGGCAAGCGCGGTGGTGTTCATCACCGCGCTCGCCAGCGAGATGGTGCTGACCAGCGGCGCGGCCTTCACTGGGGCGGTGCAGGGGTCTACCGACACCGATACCAGCAACACCGGCACCGTCACGCTCGACTTCGCCACGAACCAGAACTTCGTGCTGACCCTGACGGGCAACGTCACGCTCGACAACCCGACCACGGAAGCCGTGGGCCAGTCCGGTTTCATCGTGTTCATTCAGGACGCCACGGGCGGGCGCACGGTGAGCCTCGGGACCGACTACGAGACGGCGGGCGGCGCTGGCCTGACGCTTTCGTCTGCCGCGTCTGCAACGGACGTGGTGCCGTATATCGTGGCTGCATCTGGCCGTATCCTGCTGGGCACCCCCCAGCTCGCGTTCTCGTGAGGCTGACATGAGTGGGCCGCTCGGATCTTCGCAATGGATGTATAGCACCGGCACGGGCGATTTCTACCCGCATGAGATCGAGCAGTCGCTGCGGTTCAACGACGACGACAGCGCGTACCTGACTCGGACGCCTGCGAGTGCGGGGAACCGCAAGACGTGGACATGGAGCGGCTGGGTTAAGCGGGGGAACTTGGGATCAGCCCAAACTATTCTAGGTGCAAACACAACTTTTGTTGAGTTCACCAGCGCTGACAAAATTCAATTTGATCACAATGGAACTACTGTTGCGACAAGCGCAGTATTTCGCGATCCGTCTGCTTGGTACCATGTTCTCGTCGCTGTGGACACTACGCAAGCAACAGCGGCTAACAGAACGGAAATTTATGTCAACGGAACAATTCAGGCTGTAACTGGCTCTTATGTTTCGCAAAACACTGACACCGATGTGAACGATGCAACACAGCACAACATCGGTGCCAATCTCACTCCCGCTGAATACCTCGACGGCTACATGGCCGAGGTCAACTTCGTCGACGGCTCTGCCCTCAACCCCACGTCCTTCGGCCAACTCAAGTCGGACATCTGGGTTCCCAAGGAATACACGGGCAGCTACGGCACCACCGGATACTACCTGCCGTTCTCTGACAGCGCCGCGATTGGCGATGACCTGTCTGGGAACGCGAACGACTGGACGCCGACCAATCTGGCATCGACCGATGTTGTGCTGGACAGCCCGACGCACAACTGGCCAACGCTCAACTCGAACGCGAACTCTGGGCTGACCTTGGAAGAAGGCAACCTCCGGTTCACCAGTGACTCCTCCAATAGGGACACAGCACTGGCTACAATGAGCGTTGCTTCTGGTAAGTGGTACTGGGAGCTGCTCGTTACTGCCAACGCGATCATGGTAGGTATTGAGACAGATAGCCTCTACCCCGTGTCAGATTCGCGGATCGGTTTGGCTACAGATGGCTACGCTTGGCGTATAGATACTCGGGACATATTCCACGATTCGGCGACGTTCGGTGCATACGGGGCTGCGGTAAGCTCAGGCGACGTTGTCGGCGTTGCTTTGGATCTTGACGCAGGTACTCTCGAGTTCTTCCTAAACAACGTGTCTCAGGGTCAGGCCTTCTCTGGGATTACTGGCGCATGGATTCCCGCCGTAAGCGACTCCTCCAACGCTGCCACCGCCGACGGGACTCTTAACTTCGGTCAAGACAGCAGCTTCGCTGGCAGCAAAACTGCGCAGGGTAACACTGATGCCAACGGCGTTGGTGATTTCTACTACACGCCGCCGTCTGGCTATCTCGCGGTCTGTGCTGCAAATCTGCCCGCCCCTGCGATTGACCCCGCACAAGACGATGCCCCTGCGGACTATTTCGATGTAGTCCTCGACACGGGTGCGAACATCAAGACCAGCGCCGAGGCCCTGTTCACCAACCAGTTCTCGTGGATCAAGGACCGGGCTAACACCAATAACCACCAGCTGATCGACAGCGCGCGCGGCCTGACTGCCGTCCTGCAATCGAACACCTCGGCGGCTGAGACGACCTATTCTGCCCCGTCTGGCAACTCGGTGGCTTTGGTATGGGGTGTTACGGGCACCGGCACCTCAAACACCGATGGCACCATCACCAGCACCGTGAGCGTGAACCAGAAGTCTGGGTTCTCGATTGTGAGGTATACGGGGACGGGTACCGCTTCGACCGTGGGGCACGGGCTTGGTGCCGCCCCGAAGATGCTGCTTGTGAAGAACCGCGATCAGGCCGACGACTGGCAGGTTTACCACGGTTCAAACACGGCCAGCCCGGAGACAGACTATCTAATCCTGAATACGACCGCTGCGACTGCGGATGCTGCTGACCGCTGGAACGATACGCTGCCGACCACAGCGGTGTTCAGCATCGGTACGGGTGTAGCGGTCAACACCAACACCGAGGACTACGTCGCCTACTGCTTTGCCGAGGTCGAGGGGTTCTCCAAATTCGGCAGCTACACCGGGAACGGCAGCGCGGACGGTATTTTTGTGTACTGCGGATTCCGCCCTGCGTTTGTGATGGTCAAGCGCACGAACAGCACCGGAAACTGGACGATCCTTGATAATAGCCGTGAAGGCTACAACGTGGACAACGATCCAATCTATGCGAATCTGACCAGCGCAGAAGGTACCACCGATCTGACCGATCTGCTCTCGAGCGGGTTCAAGCTGCGCTCAACCGATGCGTCGGTGAACGCCAACGGCGGCACCTACATCTTTGCGGCATTCGCCGAGCAGCCCTTCAAGTACAGCAACGCGCGCTGAGGAGACGACCATGCCCTACAGCTACAATGGCAAGATCATCCGCGAGGGTCGGGGCTGGACCGATGACGCGGGCATCAAGCACCCGACGAACTGGGCCTCGTGGTCTGACGCCGAGAAGGCCGCCAAGGGCCTCGTCTGGCAAGATCCGCCTGCGGCGTATGACAACCGCTTCTGGTGGGATGCTTCTACCCCCAAGGCGCTTGATGACGTGACCGCTGACGGCGTGACGACGCCCGGCCTCAAGTCGGTCTACAAGGCTCGAGTGAAGGAGCAGGCGGGTCAACTGCTCGCGGCCACCGACTGGTATGTCGTCAGAAACGCGGAGACGGGGCAGGCGATCCCGGCGTCGGTCCTGACGCACCGTTCGGCGGTTCGTGCCTATTCGGATTACCTTGAGGGTGAGATCGACGCGGCAGCGGACCACGCAGCTTTCGTCGCGCTGTTTGAGGCCTCGACGGATGCCGGTGCTCCGATGTATAGTTGGCCCGAGGAGTGACGTCCTAGAGGACTAGAACATGCTTGGTTTCAGCCCCCTAGCCTCCCTTCCGCTCGCAGACGACGGGGGCGTTCAGGCGCGAGTTACGGGGGTTCAGGCCACCGGCCAAGTAGGTGCGCTCACCGTTGCCGCCAGCGCCAACGCGCCCGCCACCGGCGTTCAGGCCACCGGCCAAGTAGGTACGCCCACTATTACCGGCGCTGCCAGCGTACTCCTCACCGGCGTTCAGGCCACCGGCCAAGCCGGGACGCTGTCCGTCCTCACGCCTGATGTCGATGTTACAATCGGGTCGGTGGCGGCCACCGGCCAAGTAGGTACGCCCACCGTTGCGACAGGGGCCACGGCCTCTCTAAGCGGTGTCTCCGCCACTACCGCCGTCGGCACCGTAACCGTACTCCTTGTCACCGAAGCCTCGGTGACCGGCGTTCAGGCCACCGGCCAAGCCGGTAGCCTGACAACCGCCGCCGAAGCCTCGGTCTCCCTGACGGGTGTCTCTGCTACCGGGATCGTCGGCACCGTCACCATCGATGTGTTCACGGCAGCTCCGGTGACCGGCGTTGTCGCGTTCGGCCGTGTTGGATCCCCTGTTGTCTGGGGGCGGATCGTCCCGGACCCGGGGACCACGTGGACCCCCATTGCAGCGTAAGGAAGAGACATGAGGGAAATTAACCGGGCCATCGTCCACTGCGCTGCAACGCGGCCTGACTGGATGGATGGCGAAGATGTTCACGCCAAGATCGCTGAGATCCGCCGCTGGCACCAAGCGCGCGGGTGGCGGCGGGAGGGCTATCATTACATCATCGACCGAGACGGCGCAGTCGGGCGGGGACGTCCCGATGAAGAGATCGGCGCGCACGTCAGCGGTCATAACAAGGACAGTCTCGGCATCTGTCTGATCGGCGGGCACGGATCGAGCGAAAACGATAGGTTCTCGGACCACTTCACCGCCGCGCAAGAGGATGCTCTGCTCGAACTGCTCGACGATCTTGGGGCCCTGTATCCCGGACTGACCATCCACGGGCACAACGAATACGCGGCCAAAGCCTGCCCCGGCTTCAACGTCAAGACGTGGCTGCGCAGCACCGTTGAACGTAAGCCGCGCACGTCGCCCGCACAATCGACCACGCTGCAAGCGACGGCGGGCGCAGCAGCTTCGGTTTGCACCGGAGCAGCGGCCGTCCTCGGAGAGCTGTCCCCGGAATCGCAGGTCATCCTGATCGGAACGGCCGTTGTAGCGGCGCTGGCTCTTGGCTGGATCGCCCGCGAGCGCCTGAAGAAATGGGCGATGGGGGACCGATGATCCGGATCAAACTCTGGCTGTACGCCATTGGCGGATTTGTGATGGCGGTCCTCGGAGCATGGTTCGTGGGCCGACGCGAGGGGAAAAAGGTTGCCGAGTACGAGGAGTCTCAGCGGCGACTTGACGTGATGAAAGAGGCCCACGAGGTACAGGATGAAGTTCGCAAACTTAGCGACGATGACATGCGTCGTGCTCTTGGTCGCTGGATGCGAGACCCGTAGTAACTCGTGTGACTGGGCGGCTCCGCTCCGCCCGTCCACGCAAGACGTGTTGACCCAAGGCACGGTGGAGCAGATAGTGCTGCACAACACGCTCGGCGAGCGCCTGTGCGGCTGGAGGCCATAGGAGGGGCGAATGCCCAGTTCATATACGTCCAACCTTGCATTCGAGAAGCCCGCCAATGGCGAGCAGGTCGGTACTTGGGGTAACACGGTCAACGACAACATGGACATCGTGGACCGCCTGACCAGTCAGGTCGGTTCGATTGCCCTGACGGGGACGACGTACACGCTGACGACGTCTACCTCCGGCGCTCTGTCCGAGGGCCACTACACCCTGATCAAGTTCACTGGAACTCCGGGCGGCACCTGCACGGTAACGATCAGCCCCAACAACATCCAGCGGATCTATACGATCTACAACACGACCAACCAGACAGTGGTCATGTCGCAGGGCTCGGGGTCCACGGTCAGCGTTCCGGCTGGCGAGGTCGCGCAGCTCTACGCGGACGGCGCCGGTTCTGGTGCTTCGGTTGTTCAGCTCACGGACAAGCTCAAGGACGTCCTGTACAGCGGCGACATCGGCTCGACCGTTCAGGGCTATGACGTTGACCTCGCGGCAATCGGCGCGCTGGCCAAGACCGACGGCAACTTCATCGTGGGCAACGGGTCCACGTGGGTAGCCGAAAGCGGCAACACGGCTTTGAACAGTCTTGGGGTGACGGCGACCGCGACGGAACTGAACACCCTTGACGGCATTACGGCCAGCACGGCCGAGCTGAACATCCTCGACGGTGTGACGGCCAGCGCGGCGGAGATCAACAATCTAGACGGCGTCACATGGTCTCTGGCCAGCTACAACGGGCTGACAGCGACGGCTGCCGAGCTGAACAAGCTGGACGGTGCGACCGTTACAACGGCTGAACTGAACGAGCTGGACGGCATCAGCTCCATTGGCGGCGATCTGGTCCGGGCGGCAGATGCTGCTGCGCAGCGCACGGTTCTCGGGCTTGGCGACCTCGCTGTCCTCGACACCGTGGACACCGCGCAGATCGCCAGCGGCGAGCAGATGACGACGACGAACGTTAACACCGCCATAGCCTCGTCTTCTGTCGGTGCGGTTGGAACCTACGCGTTTCTCGGACGGGCGAGTGCCACCATATATCCGGGTGACACCTACGCAGGCAGCAATCTGAGCTACGCCAGCGTCGGCGGCGATACGGGCGACAGTAACGACAACCTTGGCCGCCTGTCCGGAACTCCCAGCGGCACGTGGCGATGCATGGGCTATCTTTTCAATAGCGGTCGCAATACGGGCACCCTGTTCTTGAGGATTGCGTAATGCAGATCAGAAACATTCGCTACAACCAGCACGGCACCATCGACTGCGAGATCGATCATCCACAGTTCGGATGGATTCCATTCACTGCTGACCCGAATGACGTTGAGCAGCACGGGCGAGACATCCACGCCGCCGCGCTCGCCGCAGGTCCAGCGCCTTACGAGCCGACGGAGTAAGGTGCCCGCCACCGAGCGCGCCGCCATGCAGGTTTGACACATGCCTCTTGTTAAGCTCCAGTTCCGCCCCGGGTTCGTCAAGGACACGACCGCCTATACCAACGAGGGCGGTTGGCGCGATGGCAATAAGGTCCGCTTCAACCTCGGCTTCCCCGAGAAGATCGGAGGCTGGCAGAAGCTGTCCAGTAGCAGCTTCCTCGGCACCTGTCGCGCGCTGCTGCCTTGGTTCAGTCTCGACGGCACGCGGCGCACGGGCGTTGGCACGAACATCAAGTACTACGTCGAGGAGGGCGGCGCCTACTTCGACGTTACCCCGCTTCGTCTTACGACGTCGGCCGGGGATGTGACGTTCTCGGCAACGGATGGTTCGGCCACGATCACTGTGTCTGAAACGGGACACGGTGCGCTGGAGGGGGACTACGTCACATTCTCCGGCGCAGTCAGCCTTGGGGGCGTCATCACAGCCGACGTGCTGAACCAAGAGTATCGGATCGACACCGTGGTCGATGCTGATACGTTCACGATCACCGCTCGAGCAGCGAGCACATCCATTGCAAGCATCACCGTGGACGGTGAACTGGTGTTCACCCCGCTGCCTGCCAACGCCTCGGATTCAGGAGGCGGCGGCGGCTCCGTCGTTGCCGCGTACCAGATCAACACGGTGGTCGATAGTACGTCGGTCGGCACAGGCTGGGCCGCAGGGGGCTGGTCCAGACAGGGTTGGGGCGCCGCCTCTGACCTCCCTGTCAGTACGACGCAGATTCAGACGTGGTCTCACGACGTCTTCGGGGAGGACATCCTGATCAACCGGCGCGGCGGTCCGATCTACGTGTGGGACACGTCCGTCGGGACATCGTCGCGCGCAGCCGCTATCACCGGAACGGACATCCCTGTCGCCGTGAACCAAGTCATGGTCTCTGATCGGGACCGGCACATCATCGCGTTCGGCGTCAACGATGTGGGCGGGACGGACATCGATCCGATGCTCATCCGGTTCTCTGATCAGGAGGACTACACCAACTGGCAGATCACGGCCACGACCAGTGCAGGCTCCCTGCGCTTGGGCAACGGCTCTGAGATCGTGACCGCCGTCGAGACGCGGCAGCAGACGCTGGTCTTCACGGACACCGCGCTCTACGCGATGCAGTACCTTGGTCCGCCGTTCACCTTCGGCATCAACATGGTCTCGCGTAACACATCTGTGGTATCGCCGAAGGCGACTGTAGCCGTGGACGATGCCGTCTACTGGATGGGCGACCGGGTGTTCTACGTCTTCACCGGCTCCGTGCAAGAGATCCCCTGCCCGGTCCTGAACTACGTCTTCGATACGATGGACCCGGAGCAAACGTATAAGACCGTCTGTGGCTCGAACGTCGAGTTCGGGGAGATCTGGTGGTTCTACCCGTGCGTCTTCACCGGGCAGTGCGACCGCTATGTGGTCTACAACTACAAGCAGCAGATCTGGTACACCGGCTCCATGTCCCGCTCCGCTTGGCAGGACCGCGCCGGGGGCCCGCTGCCCTTGGCGGCGGACCAGAACTATCTGTACTACCACGAAACTGGTATCAACGACGGGTCCACGGACCCCGCTTCTCCGATCTCGGCCTATATCGAGTCCAGCCCCCTGACGCTTGGCCAAGGGGATCAGTTCGCCTTCCTGTCCCGCATCATCCCGGATATCGACTTCACCGGCTCCACCACCGCCAACCCGAAGGCGCTGTTCACGGTGTCGGCGTCCGACAACCCGGGCGACCTGTACGGGCAGCTCGACGACGGGACCGTGCAGCTTGCGTCTTCCGCTGGTGGCGCAGCGACCCCGCAAATCCCGTCCACGTCGCCCTCGGCGACGACTGCGGTCGATAGCTACACGGACCAGATCTACCTGCGCCTGCGCGGGCGGCAGATGAAGATTCGGGTCGAGTCCAACGACACGAATACGCAGTGGCGTCTGGGCACGCCGCGCGCCGACTTCCGCACCGACGGGAGGCGCTGATGTCGAGGAACCTCGCACGGCCGTACTTCCCTGTCCCGCCCCGGCAGTACGATCCGCAGTACATGTACGAGCTCGTTCGCGCGTTCTCCGTGTACATCGACCAGCAGGCCAACCCCGGTCTTGGCCGGTTCACGAACGTGACGCTGACGGACCTGCCTACGGCCTCTACGGGCCTCGAACCGGGGACCCTGTGGAATGACTCCGGGACGGTGAAGGTCGCCACATAAGATTGCCTTGCAGGCTCTCGTTCTGTAGTATCCACCCAACGCCATAACGTCTGGCGCAGATCCGAAGTTGTACCCAAGCCAAGGACTCGCCATGGGTTTTCTGCCCGCACTTGCACCTGCCGCCGCTGGGCTCGGGGCCGCTGCAGCCGCACCTGCAGCCGCCGCACTTGCACCTGCCGCCGCTGGGCTCGGGGCGGGCGTAGCGGGCTCTGCTGCTGGGGCTGGAGCCGCCGCTGGAGGCATGGCGGCCGCCGCGCCCGGTCTGATCGGTAAAGGTATCGCCGCACTTGCACCTGCCGCCATCCCCAAGGCTATGGCTGCGCCGGTGGGGACGGGGCTCGCCTCGGCAATCGGCGGCGTCCAGAACCTCACCAAGCTCGGCTCCGCGCTGTTTAAGATGGGGTCGCAAGGTGCAGGGGCAGCGCCCGCCCCGTTCACGCCGGAAGTCCGACGTGGCCAGCCGCGAGATCGAAGCGGCTCTCTTGGTGGCGGCATGTTTGCCGGTCCGCAGGCGGCCCCGAGTCCTTTCCCGCAGACGTCGATGAACCAAGGCATCATGGCCATGCAGCCGATGGGTTCGCCCTTCCAGCGGCCCATGAGCTCGTCGCCCATGAGCCCGGTGTCTTTCAACCGGGACGGCGGCTACATCGAAGGTCCGGGGACCGGGCGCAGCGATTCGATCCCCGCCCGCATCTACCAAGAC